ATACTTGGGTAACATTTCATGGTAGAAGGCTTAAGGGATTAAATTTACCCTACTATAGTGGGCATGACAGTTACCCTTGCTTGCGTACAGTTCCCTATGATTATGAAATCCATGTAGCAGGTACGGGTGTTAGTGCTTTCCATACTGATACTGTAAAGTTTGACCCACTTACATGGAAAGAATACAAGATGGCTGATATAATGGCTAGCTTAGAATTAGCGAAAAAGGGGACAAGGGTCATTTGTTTGGCACATAAAGAATATTGGCTTAAAATGACCGAATCTTCAAAAAATCAATCTATTTTTATAAGCGAGCGAAGAAATTCAAAAAGACAAGATGAACTAGCTAATGTGATTTATGAACTTGTTTCCAGAAACAAATAGCAAACATTAGCAAAGCTTGTATATCAGTTTTATCGACTGCCCAATTATTATCTAATTGTTCTTGCACTCTATCTATTAGTTTTTCCATTACTTTAAAAATTAAAGGTTTAGACAATGTAAGATACTGAATTGTTAAATGGTGTAAAAAATTTGTATTTTTGTACCAAACCATTTTTGTATGACTTACAACGATTATCCCAAAGCCGCAACTAATAACGCCAAACGTGCATTAAAGTACCGTGAAGAATCTGGCAACCCTAAAGGATGTGGCACACCAGTTGGGTGGGCTAGGGCTAACCAGTTGGCAAAGGGTGAAGCATTAAGCGAAGATACTGTAAAGCGTATGGCTTCTTTTAATCGGCACAGACAACACAAAGATGTTCCTTATGAAGATGGATGTGGCGGATTGATGTGGGATGCTTGGGGTGGCACTTCGGGTGTAGATTGGGCAATAAGAAAATCAAAACAAATTGATGAAGATAAGAAACGTATAGAAATAGAATACGTAGAAAAAGGCTTGATGGACACTTTACGTGATAAAGCCAAAGAACATAATGATGAAGTAGGTGATGTTGCTTCTAAAAGAACAACTGCTTCAACTCTAAAAAAAGTATATGACCGTGGCATTGGTGCTTACCGTACTAATCCACAATCTGTACGACCAAGCGTAACATCTGCACAACAATGGGCAATGGGACGAGTGAATAGTTTTTTACGGGTATTGAAAAATGGAAAATTTTCTGGCGGAAAACATGACACAGACTTATTACCACAAGGGCATCCTATGAGTTCAAAAAATCATCATTACGAAATGGAAGAAAAAGCACCACAACTTTCATATTTCAGAACAGAAGAAGAAGCTGAAGAATATGCTGAATTTTTAGGATGTCGTGGAACACACACGCATACAATGGATGGTGAAACATTTTACATGGCTTGTAGTAGCCATGAAACAAACTTACAACTAGAAGAACAACGACAAGGTAAAAATATGAACTTACCATGGATTACTAAAGACACTAATGCTACGATTGAAGGCGTAGATGTAGAAAAAAGAATTGTCGAAGGATATTATTCTGTCTTTGACTTTAAAGATTCTGATGGCGATGTAATTATGAAGGGTGCATACGAAAAGACCCTGCAAGAAAATGGTCCTAATGGTAAGAACAGAATCATGCACCTTTATCAGCATGACCCATTACAAGTACTAGGCAAGCCCATGACATTGATAGAAGATTCTAAGGGCTTGTATTTCCGTACTATGATTTCTGACACAGAATTAGGAACGGATGTTCTTAAACTTTACCGTGATGGAATACTTAAAGAGCATTCAGTTGGTATAAACTTTATCCAACGTGATTATAGTCAAGAAGATGATGCTTACATCGTTAAGGAATGCAAGATGTGGGAAGGCTCAACAGTAACTTGGGGAGCAAATGAAATGGCTATAGGTGGTATGGCTAAAGGGTCTATCAAGAACCAAGTAGAAAAATACAAAGAACTTTCTAAAGCCTTCTATTCGGGTGATTATACCGATGAAACATTTAGGCTAATAGAAGCACAACTTAAACACATAGAACAATCGTTTAAAGATTCACTTCAAACCAAGAAGCCGGTTCAAGCCACTTTAAAGAATGAAGCCGAACTGATTGAAAATGTATTTAAACAATTCAACAATCAACTAAAAATCGAAAAGGAGTTCAAACAATGGACTTAGAAAAAACCTTATCAGAAGGGCTTGAATCGGTAAAAGGGCACATGGATGTTCTTAAAGGCGATTTAGAATCCCGTTATGACAAACTTCAAGAGCAAGTAAGCCTTGCGGGCGAAGCTGATTCAGCTACCAAGTCTGAAATCAAAAACATCGAAGAATTAATTTCTAGCCAAAAAGATAGATTAGAAGCTATTGAAAAGTCTGCTAACAGATTAGGTTCTGGTAGCAAGCCTGCTAGTGTTAAAAACATTCTTCAAGAATCACTAGAAAGCAAAAATGTTCAAGAGCAAATGAATGCCTTCAAAGCAGGTAACATTTCTGGCTTTACTATGGACACTAAAGCAGTTATAACTGAAGCTGATGCTTATACTGGTGATGTAGTTCCTGCTGATTATGTTGCAGGTATGAAGTACGATGCCGAGCGTAAAACTCACGTGCGACAGTTCCTACCAAACGGTACAACTAATAGCGACAAAATTCGTTACATCAAAGAAAGCAACTTCACAGACAATACTGCTATTGTTGCTGAAGGTAATGCTTCTGGACAAAACGATTTTGACCTAACTGCAACTGATGCCGTTGTTGAAAAAATTGCGGCACACTTCCGTGTTTCTAAAGAAGCATTGAATGATACTGCAGGACTAGCTAGCCACATTTCACTACGTGGAATGGAAAAGTACATGAAAGAAGAAGATTCTTACTTGCTATATGATTCAACTTATGGCTTGACAGTAACTTCTACTGACTATACTTTAGACCAATATACTGGCGATGCTGATGCAACTGAGCATGATGTAATACTTGAAGCACTTAGACAAGTTGAAAACCGTAACTTCACACCATCTGCAATCATGATGTCAATAGGTCGATTCTATGACATGATTCGTAGAAAAGATGCTAACGGTAACTATGTATTCCCTAATGATGTTGTTTATGGAACCCGTGTACCAGTTGTACGTGGCGTACCTATTATTGCTACTAATGCAATCAATGCAACTGATGGAAATGCTAATGACTTCCTAGTAGCTGACTTTGCTCAACTATGTACTTTATTTGACCGTGAGTCTATGCAAGTTCGTTTCTACGAGCAAGACCAAGACAATGTGGTTAAAGATTTAGTAACTGTACAAATTAGTGGTCGTTTAGCACTACCAACTTACTTGCCTAATGCAGGTGCGTTTGGTAACTTCACTACTGCAATACAGAACGCAGGTAATTCTTAAGATTACCCTAAGGATGTTTGGAACTTGGGCAGGTTCGATTCCTGCCCATCCTTCTTAATTAATTTTATTGCTATGTATAGATGTAGAAAAAACTTTAGGTACGGTAAACAACCGTACAAAATAGACCAACCTTTCAAAGCAGATAATGCTACAATGGCTGATATGCTTAAACGTGGTTTATTGTATGAAACTAAAGAAGATAAAAAAGCATACAATGCAACTGACAAAGTACACATAGAAAAAGATAAGAACACTAAGACTATGTACTATGTCAAGAAAGGCAACCAAATAATAGATAGACTACCAGAACCCAAAGCTATAAAATTAAAGGATGAGTTAAATGCTAAGAAGTAGTATTGTTTCACCAGATTACGGGCAAAATGGCGTTGTAACAGTTTCAACAGTAGCAACTGGTACAAATGCTTCAACTGATGTACTTAGCACGGCAAACGCAAAATCTTGGATGAAAGTAGAATCAAGTGATGAAGATACTTTAATAGCAAGCTTAGTAGCTGAAGTTATAGATGTAGTTGAAGAAACTTATTCTTTTCAACTAATAGAAAAAACTGTAACGGCTGAATGGGAAAGCTATGCTAAACGGGTTGACTTGCCTTTATTCCCTGCTCAGTCGGTGAGTTCTGTCAAAATCATAAATCACGAAGGCACTGAAACTACATTGACGGCAGGGGATGATTATTACTTACAAGGTGATACCCTTGTTTTTAATAGCCTATACGCTTACGAAAATCCATTTGAAAGGATGCGATTAAAAGTAGTATATGTAGCAGGCTATACTTCTATACCTAATGGCATTACGCTTGGTATAAAAAAAGCAGTTCTATCTAGCTATGAAGATAGACAAGATTTAGTAGAAGGTGGTGTTAGTGAACTACCTAATGGTTCTAAATCGCATTTCAAAAAGTACGCTAAACTAATCTGATGAATGAAAACAAAAAACAGACAAGCGAATGTAGGTTTAATGAAGCAAAGACTGACAATCCAGTATTACAGTCTTGCTTCGGATGGAATGGGTGGTAACACCCAAACATGGAACACGCTTGCTACTGTTTGGGGTAATGTAAATGCTTTGTCAGGTCGTGAATCTTATGAAGTAGGTGGGCTAAAAGGTAAAGTAAAATATAAAATTGTTACAAGATACCGTGATGATTTTGTAAGCCTTGGCTACAGTAAAGCTACCTATGACTATCTGTTAAGAGTTCAATACGATGGGCGTACATTTAACGTTGAATACGCCCAAGATAAAGGCGAAGAACATTCTTTCACAGAACTAATAGCGGTAGAAGATGTCGATTGATACTAGAGTAAATAGAGCAGAACTACAAAGTGTACTTAATAAGCTTACATTGTTAAGTAAAACTATGACCAAGGATGTTGAACGAGTTATTAATCGTAATGCCTTAAAAATAGAAAGTAACGCCAAAAAAAATCTAAGTTCTATATATCCAATAATTAATAGGGATAGAGTAGATACTGGTGTTTTAAGAAGTTCTATTAAAACAACAAAAACACATCAACTAGGTAGGGAAGTTGGCACTAATTTAGAATATGCACCCTATGTAGAATTTGGAACTAAATCTAGGGTAGAAACTGAAATAGAAGGAGTTGATTATTCAGCTTACGCTATACAATTTAAAAAATCTAGTGGTGGTTCTGGTGGTATGTATGCAACACCATATTTATTTCCTGCGTATGAAAAACAAAGAAAAGTAATTTTTAAAGAAATTAAAAGGGTAGTCGATGGCAAAAGATAGCACAACAGAACTACAAGTAGCATATTACACGCTATTAAATACTAATGTAACTTTATCTGGCAATCCAGTTGCCGTGTATGATGAAGTTCCTGCTAATGGTACATACCCACATATACAGTTTAATGACACTACGTTAAGTGATAACTCTACTAAGACAACCTTTATGGATGATGTTACTTTTTCTTTAAGTGTAGTAGATAGATTTAGTTTAGACAATGGTAGTCGTGCTAATCTTAATAACGTAGTCAATCAAGTAAAAGAAATCATTAGGGCAAGACCAGTGCCATTCAATCTTACTAATTTTAACGTAATAAACTCAGTCGTTGAAACAGACTTATCCAGAAAAGAAAAGACTAGCACATACACTTATTTCATACGTGAATTAAGATTTCGGCACATCATAGAAGAAAAATAAGTGCTATATCAATATTGCTACAAATTTTTTATCTTTTACAAAGTTTAACTTAAATCAAACATAATAAAACTATGGCGGCAATAAACGGAACACTAATTTTATTTAACGTTGATGTTGATGGTGGAACACCTGCAACTTTAGGTGCTACTACTTCTGCAACTTTAAATATAGAAATGGATTTACCAGATGCTTCATCTAAAGATTCTTCAGGATGGGCTGACCATATACAAGGACAAAAATCTTGGTCTATTGATGTAGATGGGATTGCAAACTTTGTATCTACAAGTGGTACAGTAGAACAACTAGGTAATTATATACTTAACAGAAATACTGTTGATGTTGAGTTTGTACCAAATGATTCAGCAGGTGATTTACCTTCTGGTACTTATGTAAAATATACTGGCGAAGCTTCTTGTGCTTCTGTAAGTTTTGTAGCAGGTAATGAAGATACTGCAACTTTATCTGGTTCTTTTACTGGCAAAGGTGCTTTAACTGCATCAACTGTTACTAAGGGTTAATGAAGGGTTCTAAAAAAGTAACCATAGATGGTATAAGTTATTCGTTTAGGTTTGACCTTAACGCCTTAGAGCGCTTTACCGAAGAAGCAGGGGTAGGACTAAATGGTTTAGATGAAGCATTAGATAAAGTGCCTAACATCAAACTATTTATCCAAGCCCTATCAGCTTCTGGTGGTAAGGAAGTGCCTAGCGAATCTATCGGAACTATGGACTTTGCTCAATTATCCCAAGTGTTTGACTTAGTAAAAGAATCGGTGGGAAACCTAAAAGCCCAGAAGTAACTGGGCAACCGATTGAAAGTTTACAAGAACTTTTAATACTAGGTTATCAGATGGGGTTAAAGCCTGACGAGTTAAGAAGTACAACTATGTATGACTTCAACTTAATGGCAAGAGCATTTACAGAAAACAGAAAGCATGATTTTAATGTCATGCGAATAAACGCCTTCTTAATTTCTGCATATTCGGGATTAGAAGGAAAGGCAAGAAAAAAATTAACACCAGAAAAAATGTTCCCCTTAAAATCAAATAGCGAACCAACCAAGATAGATAGAAAGAAGCTTTTTGATATAATAGAAATGGTCGAAAAAAGTAGGGGGAAATAATGCTAGGTAAGTTGAATGTACAGATTGGTGCTAATATTACTGGGCTTACTGGTGGCATCAATAAAGCAAGGTATCAACTAAAGAGTTTTAGCCAAGATTTAAATGGCTTAGGTAGAAAACTAAGTGTTAGTGTAACTGCACCACTAACATTACTTGGTGGCAGGGCTATAAAAACTGCCGCAGAATTTGAAGATTTACGCACATCTTTTGAAGTGCTTACTGGTTCAGCCGAAGAAGGTGCAAAAGTATTTGAACGCCTTAGAGCATTTGCGGCAAGCACACCCTTTGAAACTGCACAACTAGCAAAGGCTACCAAGACCATGCTATCATTTGGTTTTACAACTGATGATAGTGCTGACACATTACGAATGCTTGGTGATGTTGCTATGGGTAATGGTCAGAAATTAGATACGCTAACGTTAGCTTTTTCTAGGATAGTATCTAATGGTAAGGCTATGGGTCAGGAAATCAATATGATGATTGACCAAGGCTTTAACCCTTTACAAATTATATCTGAAAAGACTGGCAAAAGTATGTCAGTATTAAAAGATGAAATGGCTAAGGGTGCTATTTCTGCCGACATGATAAGGGATGCTTTTAAAACTGCTACAAGCGAAGGTGGGCAATTCTTTGGTGGAATGGAAAAGGGAAGCCAAACATTATCTGGGGTATTTTCTACTTTCCGTGATAACGTTACTGGTGCTTTAGCCGTAATGGGTGAAGAGTTAGTAAAAACTTTTGATTTAAAAAACCTTGTAAAAGATGCCACTATAAAAATACAAGCACTTACTACGGCATTTTCTAATATGTCCGATGAAGTAAAAAAGAAAATATTAGTAATAGCGGCAGTAATAGGTGCAGGTGGTCCATTACTTATAGCGTTAAGTACATTGACAAAAGCTATGTCATTAATAAATCTAAAGATTTTATTAGTCGTAGCAGTCTTAAGTTTAGTAGGTATAACTGCACAAAGCATAGCAGATAACTTTTTAGCATTACGTGATAGAGCAGATTTTGCTTTTAATGGCATGAAGTTCATGGTTACTGACTTCTTGCTTTCGTTCCTTAATATGGAGCATTTAATGCGAATTGCAGGTAGTACGCTTGGTAATGTATTTATGACTACCATGGGTGGCGTTGCAGTTGGCTTAGCAGGTGCTAGGAATGAATTAGAAAGAATGCGAAGCGAAGCATTAGCGGCAGGCATGGACATTGAAAATAGGGGAATGCAGGGTTTTGTAAGCTTTGGTGATTCTGTCAATAATCTTAAGACCAATATGCAGTCTTTAGTTAAGGATGGACTTAATGCCTTAATGCAACCAATATTTGATTTAATAGATGGTGCAGAACAAACTACTGAAGCAGTAGATGAAACTGCTGAAAGCATGGATAATGCCGTTGAAAGTAGTAATAAGTTTGGCGATGTTTTAGAAGGTCTTAAGATGAAGTTAGGTAGCTTATCTGCTACAATAATAGAATCGTCTTTAGATGCTTTTACACAAAGCTTATTTAATGCAGGAAAATATAACACCCAAGAACTTGAACTAAGAAAAATAAACCTGCAAAAACAAAAAGATGCACTAAATCAATCTTTAGCAGAACAAGAAATAAGTCAAAAAGAATATGGTTTAAGAATAGCATTATTAAATCAAGAACTTCTTGATACTGAAACACAGATTAATGAAGCAAGAAAAAATAGCTTTCAAAAGTCTTTAGACCTAATGCTAAGTGCGGCAAAGCAAGCAGTAAAAGAAATACTTGCTCAATTTGCAAAGTTATTAATTATAAAAGGTTTATTATCAATATTAGGTGCGCCTACGGGTCAATTCGGTAAGGGTCTTGTAGAAGGTTTAAAAGGCATGATGAAAGCCCGTGGTGGACCAGTATTTAGCAATCAGCCTTATATTGTTGGTGAACGTGGTCCAGAATTATTTACGCCTAATATATCGGGTTCTATTGTACCTAACAATCAGCTGATGGGTACGGGTATGCAGATGGCAGGAACTAGCAACATTAACTTAGGTGGCGAATTTAGAATCAAAGGAACTGACTTAGTACTTACACTAGAAGAAGCGAACTATAAATTAGGTAGATAAATGGCATACGGACTGAAATACTATTTCGTTGATAAGAAAATAGTAGGCAGTACCGAAACTACCTACCGTTTTGAAATTTTAGAAGATGGTTATTCTGGTAGTAGTACTGAATGGACTGGCGTATCAATACAACGCCAATACGAAGAACTTTCCTTTCGGCAGATTAACAACATTCAGAAGTCTAGTTGTAGTGGTCAAATACGGGTTGAAGATTCTGCACAACGAACTATTTTAGAAAGTATTGCTAGTTCTGAATTAGGCGATTACCAAGTCAAGCTTAAAAAAGATGGTTCAGTTGTTTGGACTGGTTTATTAGTTCCAGATTTAACTACTATAACTGAAGAAAATTACGGTAATCAATCGGCTAATTTTCAAGCCAAAGATATATTCTTTAGTGGTGATTACACTTTAGCAACTGGTTCACAAAAAGCTATAGTAATCATAGCTGACTTGCTAGATACATTAGGCTATGGTTTAAATATAAAGACTTATACTACATGGACTGAAAGCGAAATAAGTGCAAGTGATGACGTTCTTAATCAAGTTTACCACGAAAAAGAAAGACTAAGAACATACGCTAAAACATCGGGCGAAGTAGATAGACCTATTTCAAACGAGCAGGCACTTATCTATATGCTTAAGACGTATGGTCTTATTCTTAGGCAAGCCAATAATGAATGGCAACTTATTCAGTTGTCAGCATTAAATGATACTTCAAGCGTTCCTACTACGACTTATAATTCAAGTGGTGTACAACAAGGTTCACCATTAACAAATGTGAATTTAAGAGAATCAGTAGATAGTGATGACCTTTTCTTATTGGGCAGTTCTACCAATAACTATTTCGCAGGAATAAAAAGAAACAAAGCTAAGTTTGACCATCAAAGCGTTGTTCAAGGTATAAAGATACCAAGGGAACTTTGGCTTACCACAACTAATGAAAGCTATTCACAATTCTGGCAAGGTGATGGCACGGGTAATATTAGCTTAGAGTTTAATTTATGGGTAGCTGATACTGGTAGTATTGCTGATACTTACCCTTCAGCACAGATTAGAATACAATCTGGTTCATATTATTGGAATGGCACGGCATGGGGAACAAGTTCAACAGAAGTAACAATTGAAGTTAGTGGACCAACTACTACAGATTCAGACGGTAATCATGTATATAAAAGTGGTTTAGTCAGTTTAGTTACTGACCCAATACCCGATGCCGCAGATGGAACGCTTACTATTACTTTTATCCCATCGCCAACAATAGTTACAAGTGTTGTATATAGCTATTTTAGGGATATTGTTTTTAACCTTAGTTTTCAAGATGACATTGAAAATAGTTTAAGTATTGATTTTGAACTAGAACAAACTGGTATATTCAATGCAGAATATGATTATGGGTCATTTTATTTTGGTGATGGTCCTGCAAATGCTTCTTTATCTGCACTAAAAGATTCTAATAATGACCTTACAGATGCTTGGAAGCAGATAGGTGAAGCTACAAGTGTAAGCCATCAAGAAATTCTTCTACGTGAAATACTAGACTTTCAACGTGGACAACGAAGAAACATACGTGCTAATTTATATGGTGAGTTTGAACCAGATAAAGTTGTGCAGTATGATAGTAAAAGTTTCTTTTTTTTAGGTGGTTCTTGGGATTCTAAAAGTTACCAGTGGACTTCTAATTTAATAGAAGCAGACCTTACAACTGGAACTGATACACTTACTACTTATTACAATACAACTGGTGAAGGTGTAACGACTTCTGCTAGTACGGGTTCTACTGGTGGTGGTAGTGGCAGTTCTAGTTTATATCTGGAAAAAGTTAATAACCTATCTGACTTACAGAATGTAGCTACTGCTAGGGATAATCTAGGCTTAGGCACTGGGGATGATGTTACTTTTAACACAGTAACGGCTGATTTTATTGGAGATTTAACTGGTGCTATTCACGTACAAGGAAAAAATGAAACTGGTGGTACATTAACAAAAGGTACACCAGTTTACATATCGGGACAAAATGCAGAAGGTCAACAATTTACCATAGATGTAGCTGATTCGGATGGTAGTGGCACAATGCCTTCTATTGGTATTTTATCAGCAAATGTAAACAATAATGCTATGGGTGATATAGTTACCCATGGTAAGCTTATAGAAATAGATACAAGTAGTTTTAGTGTAGGCGATGAGTTGTTTATTGGTCCTAGTGGTACGCTTGTAAATACACCACCAACAACTGAAGCAAATTTATTACAAAAGATTGCTAAGGTAGTAAGAAGCCATGCTAGTAGTGGGCAAATCTATATCATGGGTGCAGGTCGTACCAATGCCGTACCTAACCTAGACGAAGGAAAAATATTCGCAGGTGATGCTAACAACCAAGCAGTAACAACTGATGTAATTGATGTTAATATAGCTAGCAATTTAGTTACCATAAATAATGATTTAACTGTAACGGGCGTTGTTAGAACTAATGAACTAGATGCACAAGCTGATTTAATATGGAATACTGCCACAGAAGTTTGGAATACAAGCGACTACTATTTCACTGGTGCAATAAATCTAGCAGGTAGCTTATACATTACCGATGAATTAGATGTAGCAGAATCTGTATCAATAGGCACTACGCTAGATGTAAGTGGTAATACTACAATATTAGGAACGCTAGATGCTCCTACATTGAATACTGGTCAAGGCGATAACGAGTTATACGCTATGAACCAAGATGTTCAGACTACTGATGGCGTAATCTTTGATACTTTATCGGTTACGAATAATGCTTCGGTAGGTGGCTCGCTTACTTTATCGGGTGAAGCTGACTTTAATAGTACGATGAACCTACAAGGCGATTTGACTACGCAAGCAAACTTAGCAGATGATGGGTATGCTACTGG